AAGGACTTCAAGAAATTGCTAATTGCAAAGGTATCAATGCTATCGTAGTAGTAGACAACCAAAAGATTTCAAATAATTTAGGTGGCGTAACAGATAAGAACTTTTGGAGTACGGCTAATAGAGAAATTGTTAATCTTTTCCATCGCTTTAATACTTTGTCATCAATGCCTTCCAATACAACCTTTGATCCAGAAGATTATAAAAAATGTTTGCGTACTCCAGGTTTCTTAGTACTAGGTATTACACGTATTCCTCAAAAGACATTTATCGAATTAGTTAATAATGACTTGATTAATAATTTGCATCACTCTATTCAGGATGGATTTTTAGCAGATGGTTTTGATACTAAGAGTTCAATTAGAGTAGCTGGCCTAATTACTAAACCGGCAGGATTTGATTATGGTCATGCTTTTGAAGAACAATTATTTGACTTCTTAAAAGGTCAAATGGGGGCAGGATCTTTAAATAGAGGCATCTACTCTCTTGAAAGTCCTTGTGCTCCAGAGGTAGAAATTCTTACCATGTTCTCTGGTATGAAATTGCCGGAAGCACGAGTTAAGCAGTTATTCGACGAAACAAAGAATGAGGCTTCTCAAATGGCTGCTAAAGTCAATGAACGCCTTACTCAGAACGTAGATCTAGGTTTGGGAGATATCTCTGATCTTGGAAAGATTAGTGGTACTCCAACCACACAAGTAAAGTCTAATCTAAATACTAACATGCTAAAAAGACGGAGCTAAGCCCTTCTCTCCCTCTCTAGCCGTCCAGTGCAGTTGGTGTTAGTCTTCGACCTCCAGCGAAGATTAGCTGGCTTAAATGCCAAACCAACTGCATCCTCATTTAACGAAGTTTGTATAGAAAAGTGTTAAAATAAATATGGCACTTCAAGATGTCTACATAGCTTTAGCTAAACTTCATTTCAAACTAGATAAATGTAATAAGGGAGATCACTTCTACCAGCAATTTCGTTATTTATTACAAACTAATGGCGAAAAGTGCTTATATCTTCCGATGATAACTAAAAATCTTCCCATCGATTTTATTAAAGAAGAACTAGAAGAGTTGCTAAAGCAGTATGAGGCTCTTAAAAATGACCACCCCCCAGTCTGAAAATGATATTATTATAACTGAAGAAGTTCCTAGTTTATTAAAGAAATATGTCGAACACTCTAATAAAGAAATTGATAACCTTCGTAAAGCTTCCTTTCAATTAAGATCATTAGAATCAGGTAGTCATGCAGGTATACCTTTGCATTGCAAGGGAAAAGTCTGCTATATGGCTGTCCATTGCCCACTTATTACCATGGGTGTTTTGGTAGAGGATATAGTTGGTCAACCATGTCCTGTAGAGATGCATTTGATGGAAGTTTGGTCTAATAAGATAATGAATGAATTGAAGATTGATCCCAATAATTTAATTGAATCGTCTATGGCTCGTGAATTAGCTAAAGCAGAGATTTACCAATTAAGAGTATCTAATCGTTTAGCTATGGAAGACTTTGTAGCAGATCAATGTGTAGGAGTGGACGAAAAAGGCGCTCCTGTTTATCGAAAAGAATTACATATAGCAGCTCAGTGGGAAGATATGATTATTCGTCGTACCCTTAAAATGCGTGAAGCTTTATTAGCTACTCGTAAATCTATTGCAGATGCTGGTGCTGGCAATTCCAATAATCCAGCACTCAATTATTCTAATGCTACAAAATTAGTAGAAAAATTACGCAAAGAATCTTCTGCTAAAGCTGAAGCAGTAAGAGCCGAACTAGCAACTCCGATTGATAATGTTCAAGTAATTGAACCTATACCGGAGTCTCCAAATGTCCCAACTTGATCCTTATCTTTTAGATTTATTGCATAGGGCTAATGTAGGCCAAAACCTATCTCATAAACAGTTAATAGATATTGCCCAACATAAAGATGTAAATCTTGTCGGTTTCGATATTGAAACTACTGGATTGCAATCTCCTTTAGAGGCACCTTCTCGTACTAGTGGATCTATGACCGAGTTCGCTATTCAAAGTGGCACTCAAGAAGTTCATGGATTTACTAAATATGCGAATATACCAGACTATACAAAAGCTTGGGAAGGTGCAGATAGAAATGTAGGAGTACAATTTAAATCGGCCCTTCAAAGATATATAGGTTATGAAGGCAAGTCTTATTCAGCGACAGATATACTTCATACTATTGGTTCGACATTTGCTAAAGATAAAGTCAACGTGGTTACTGGTCACAATCTAACAGCATTTGACTGGAAATTCTTAACTACTCATCATGCTTTAGAAAGTGGTTTAATAACAGAAACTACTCTAGATAGATTTAAGAAATACGCAGCCACTAATCCGGATTCTCATGCATTGTCTTCTTATTTTTCCAATAATATCAAGCCAGGTTGGGAAAAAGCTCAGTCGAGCGCCTTAGGTATTTTAAAACAATATGACCCGAATGTTCAATTTTTAGAGACATTAGGAGAACTTGATCCTACGGGCAAGTTTAAGTCCAGCAAATTCCCAAGACCTAATAACTTAGCAGGTCCTAGAGGCATGGTGGGGACTTATTTACAAGAGAAGTTTCCTGGTTTACACTCTTTTTATAAAGAACATTTCATGGCCGGAGGACTTAAAGAAAAACCAGCCAATGAAGAAGCTTTTTATGCGGCTCGTAAAGGTACTACTGTAGAAGACTGGATGAAGTTTGCCGGAATGGAATTCAAAGGTAAAGCTCATGATCCTACATATGATGTAAGAAACCATCTTGCATATCTTAAAAGTCAAGAAATTAGAGGCTTAGAGGATTTAACACAAAAAGAAGCTTCTCAAAGATTTCTTTCTCATCAATCTAGTATTGCCGGACGGACTATTAACGAGGGTAAAAGTGCAGGTTCGGTAAAACTAGGTTTAGAAATGAAAGAAATTCTTAGTACTTCTCCAAAGGTTCCTATTGAACCAGTCGCTGAGTGGTGGAAAGGTATTACAAAAGCTCCTCTTCATACTAAAATTATGATAGGTGGGGCAGGAGCATTATTAGCCTATGCCGGATTTAGGTTATTAACTTCCGGATTTGATGAACCTCAAAAACAAGAAGGTCTTCATCCTGGAAATGGTGGTTATGCAACCGGAATCATAAGGAACAATACAGACTTTGGTTCTGGTTATAAAGGTCTAAAAAATACTATTAAAACGGCGTTTGACCTAGTATCTTCTGGCGAAAAATCAGTAGTCAAAGTTAGCAATCCTGGTATTATCATGTTAGAAAAACATCTTGATAATCCAGAAACAATAAATGAGTTACGTCTTCAAGGTTTCTCAAAGGGGCATGCTTCTATTAAAATGTCTCCCGCAGGAGTGCATGAAGGTGATGCTTGGTTAGGTTTAGAACATGATGCAATCAAGAGCGACTATCAATTAGGCGCCGAACCAATTAAAAAAGGTTCCAAACAACTGTTAAGAGATAGTCCCGGAACTCTCAGTGATAAGACAGGATTCATCTCTAAAGAGAAAGTCAATATAGGAGGTCAAAGGGGCCATATCTTTATTCCTAAAGGACAGAAAGCAAAAGATCTCTTTGGTTTCGATGATAGTCCTTCATGGGCAGAAGACTTACGAAATGCTGAAAGTGTTACATTTAGAAATAGTGAGACCGAGTACGTCAAGACTCAACGTTTATTAAATGAGTTAAATGCTACATCAAATACTGAACATGGTACTTTTCATATAAAAATGCCTCAAGTCCGTGTTCCTCAAGCTCCAATGTCTGTTTCTCAGACTTTACGAGAACAACAAACTGCCGGTCTAGTTAACATTGTATTAGAACAGAACGGTAGAGGGCATCATATTCATCAGAATAAAGCATTCTAAAAACTGTTAGAATTTCATTGAAAAGTTATGCAAAAACACTTTATTCAAGGCCCCAGATGAAACGTCGTCAAAATTATCATAATGGCGCTAAAGAGGCACCTTGCATGGATTGTAAAAAAGTCTATCCAAGAACTGAAGAATTCTTTTATACTACTCCCATAAAGAATGGGTTTGCATTAGACCTAACTTGTAAAAAATGTAGAATTGCTTCTCACATTCTTTATAAAGACAGAAGTAGAGAATATAAAGACAAGTACAATATATACCAAGCTTCTAGATCAAAGTCTAATAAAGCAAGAAAACTTAGAATTAAGATAGATCTTAAAAGGAAAAACTTGAAGCCAGAACAATATGACGAACTTTTAACTAAACAAAATAATCGCTGTGCTGGCTGTGGAAGATTTGCTGCCTCCTTCAAAAGACGACTTGCAGTAGATCATGACCATAGTTGTTGCCCAACAACCAGAAAGAGTTGCGGCAAATGTATTCGTGGATTGCTTTGTAATGATTGCAACGTAGCGCTGGATCATTTAAGAGATAGTGTTTCAACTTTAAAATCCCTAATTGCTTACTTGGAATTTTATCATGAAAACAAACTTTAAACAAGGGCCTGCATTAGAGCTCCCAGAACCTTTAAATAAAGATTTCTTTAGGAGTTCATGGGAAAGAAATATTGCAAGACTATTATACTTTCTTAATATTTCTTATAGATATGAAGTGCATAGATTCTGGTTTGATGGTACGCATTCCTATTTGCCAGACTTTAGATTAGACTCTGCTAATCCTTGGAATGTCAAATGGTTAGAAGTTAAGGGAAAATGGAACAAGGGTGATAAAACGCGTCTGCGTTTATTTGCTCACTTTGAACCCAAAGAGACTTTTCATGTTCTCTTAAAAGATGAATACTTAGTTTTAGAGAAACAATACAAAGATAAAATTCCTCACTGGGAATGTAGAATTAGAAAAGCCAGAGGGAAAAAATAAAAGGGAGAAATAGAAATGGCCGAGAAACATTGGATGGAAAAGATGCACATGAAGAAGGGTGCCTTTTCTGCTAAGGCAAAGAAAGCAGGTATGTCAACTGCCGCTTATGCTGCCAAAGAAACTAAGAGTGGTAGTCATGCTTCTTCTAAGACTAAGAAGCAAGCTACTCTTGCTAAAACATTTGCAAAGGCTCGTCACTAATGCTTACATTACAACCTAGTAATGCTTTATTAAGGTTGGCAGCTACTACTGAAACTGCCAAGAAACCTTCTTTTAAATCTAAGTCTAAACCCAAGTCTAAACCTAAAGGAAAAAAGAAATGAAGAGTATTCCTATCAAGGTTCCTACCGTTGATCTGAGTTCTTTGGCAAAACAAAGTTCTCAGAATTCTAATAAAGGATTTCCGGGTTTTGGTAGAGAAGGACTTGTGGATCTTCCTCCTAACAAGCAGCACGGAAATAGACCTAATAACACTGCTTTTAACCAAGTAGTAACTAATGCAATGAAAGGTAAATAATGCCTTACTTTGATTCTGATAATACTGATTCAGCCTCTAAAGAATTAATGGCTGCAGGATTTTCAGCCTTTGGCGCATTTATGGCTACGCCATGGGGAACAGAGTTAGGCTTAAGTGCTTTGTCATATGGAGCAAAGAGTGCATGGTGGGGGGTTAAAACTGCAGGCAAAGTTGCCAAGACAGTAACTCCTCCACTAGCACGAGGACTCTTAAGAACTGTTGATCGAGGTGTAGTCCCGGTTGGGAAAACAGTTGGTCAGCAAGTTTTTCGAAGAGGTAGGGAAGCAATTGGCGGTACAGTCAAAGCAGGACTAAGTGGTATATCCTGGGTCTACAATCACCCTATGTATGCACCACTTCTTGCAGGAGCAGCTGGAGCAGGTCTAGCTTCTTTTGAAAACCGTCCCGCAGGTGTAAGTATGAATGCTTATAACGCTACAGATGTTATGGGTGGAACTTCTAATACTTCTCAATTAATGAGTGAGATGAATGCAACCGGAAATATCGTCTTTGGTTTGAATAATCGTCGTTAGAAAAGAGAGTTATGGCTTCATCATATAATCAATATGACGATCAGGGTTCAAGTGGTATGAAACAAGCCTCTGGAGGCATGGGCATACTTCTTTGGGCTGGTGCTGACTTTGCTCTCGATTATGCTTATTCGAAAATAAGAAAGAATCTCCAAAATCCTACAGGTTTTGCTGGGATGAATAAGGGCCTCGTTAAAGGAATGGAAAAATCCAAACAAGCAGGATGGCTTAATTGGAAAAATGATTATCGTAAAATGAGGGGCCAAGCTCCCATTAACACAAAAGGACGTACCGATAAGTTTTTAAACAACTACTATGATAGCAAAGTTGAACATGAAGTATTTAATGACAGTTTTAAACTCAAAGAAGGCGAAGAAGTAGCCAAGACCTTAACTCGTTCTGAGTTTATGGGTGCGGCTCGTAGTGCTTATACTAAAACACAGGTCATGAAGAAGTTTTATAAGTTAGCTCAATTTAGTCAAACCATGTGGCTAGCTCCGATGCTCTTTGGTGCAACCTATCATGGGTTTAAGGGAATGCAAAAGTTAGGAATGAATCTAGGACGACCTGAATTAGGTGGGCATCTTACATTCACAGCTTTGGCAGCAACAGATAGAATGAGATCCATGCAAGCTCTTGCTAACAGCGAATTCTCTGCGAGACGTTCACTGGGCAATGAAGCTGCTATGTACTCATAAAATAACAAGGAGATGCTTTAATGGAAATCACGATACAGACCGACATGACTGCTGAAGGCACTAAGGTTACCGCAGATGGCAAAGCTATTAAAAAAATCGAAGGTGTAAGTTTTCAATTATATGAAACCAGTGATTACGATTCCTTGACTCAAGCTTTTGGTGAACCTTACTCAGTAATCTGCTGCCATATCCGTACTCAAGAAACAGATGAAGAAGGTGTTGAGCGCGAAATCAACTATGAGTTCGAAAAACACGGAGATACTGTAGTGAAAGACGCCAAGACAGATGGTGGAAAACTTTCAGTGCAAGATGCAGTAAATGCCCTTATGGGTCAGATGGGTTCAAGAAAGTACTAAACAATGTATTCGGAATGTGAAAAATGCATACATGCCCGTAAAGAACGTTATGGACCAAAAGCTGGTGACCTAACTTGCTCTTTAATTAGACAGGATCCACTAGAAGGTCTAGATCTTACTGGCTATACGGAAGAAGATAAGAAAGCGCTTGCTAGTATTCTTGATCCCGTAGTTTGGGCTAAAGAAGAACTAGGAATAACTTTATTCGACTATCAGAGCTTAATTATCCGGTGTTCTGCTACACGTAAACTACTACGTTGTGGTAGAAGAATGGGTAAATCAGTCAGTTTATCCATTCACTCATTCCATTATGCATTAACACATGAGCATAAAAAAATAATTATCATGGCTCCTTTGGAAGCTCAGGTAAAACTGATTTTCCAAAACTATGATGACTGGATAGATAAGTTTCCTCATCTATCAGAATTTATAGCCAAACGTGGTCATAACCCGGATAGATTAATTTTTAAAGATGGATCTTATATTCTGGGTGTAACCGCAGGAACTAAATCTGGGCATGGTGCTGCAGGTGCTCGTGGACAAGAAGCAGATATCATCTATTTAGATGAAGCCGACTATCTTAGTCCTGAAGATATTGCTACTGTATATATTATGCTTCGTCAAACAGACCCTAACAGTACTGATGAAAAGCTTTTATGGGCTTGTTCTACGCCAACAGGTAAACGTGAAAAGTTCTATGAATGGGCTAATTCTCCCGCTTTTAAAGAATTCCATTATCCCTCACAAGTCAGTCCTCTTTGGAATGATAAAGTTGAAGAAGAAATGCAGACAGAGTATGGTGGTGCTGTCTCTACCGCATATTCACATGAAATTTTAGCTGATTGGGGAGACTCCAATCAAGGTGTTTACCAAAACATCTTTATAGAACGAGCTATGAAGAATGCTTATGACTATTTTGGTTCTCTTGGTTCTTGGTCTTATGGAAGTGCCCAGCCAATGGGGGGTTGCCAATATGTTTTTGGCGTAGATTGGAATTCTTCTAGTAATGGAACGCAGATAATCGTTCTAGAATACAATACTAATCTTATCAAACCCGGTGATCAAGAAAAGGGTATCAAAGGTAGATTTAGACTTGCCACGCGAGTCAATGTAGATGCAAAAGAATTTACCCAATCCAAAGCTGTTTTAGAAATAATTCGACTCAATGAGGTATGGCACCCCAAATGGATTTATGTAGATGCGGGGTATGGTCACACAAACATTGAAGAACTTAAAAAATATGGTCTACTACACACTGCCTCTGGATTACAAGATAAAGTAGAAGCAATTAACTTCAGTTCTATACAGGAAGTCAGAGATCCTAGAACTAAAGCATTAATCAAAAAACCCATGAAGCCTTTTATGGTTAACAATGCTGTTAATTATTTCGAGCGTAATCTAATCGTTCTAAATAATAATGATAAAGAACTAATAAGAGAACTTCGTAACTATTCGATTGATCATGAAACACAGAATGGCATACCTGTTTATGAAAAAGGACGAGATCATGTCCTTGATGCTTTTAATCTAGCGTTATTGGGTTATACTGTAAAATTTACAGATCTTAATAAAATTACCTTTTCTAATACCATAAGAACAGGTCCTGCAATTGGCAGCATCGATACTAATAATCCATTCCTACAAGATCCTCAAGGAATAAAGGTCATTGATCCTTTGGCTCCTAAAAAAAAGGCTATTGTTCCTAGAGAAATTCATACCAATAATAGAATGCAAGCAAAAATGCATCGATATATTGGGAATAACACATATAAAACTGGGATGTTTGGTCCTACACGGAAGGTACAACTTTGACCACCCCCCAAGAATTTTATAATGGTACTCCTCGGTTTAAACCTCGTAAGATCTCCAGTACGATATCTCAAGCATTAACTGCGGATACCAAAGACTTTACTAGTACGACTCCTGTTTCTACGGATTATGTTCCAGTTAGTCAACTCCAAAGTGACCTTGATAATTTAAAAACAGAGTTTGCTACCACACAAGCATTATTAGATAACGCGGGGCAAAATCTTTCATTATGTTTGGATGTACCTGCTGCAGTTAGAGAAAGAGTTGCACGTCAAAAAGACCCCAATGAGACATGCTGGGATTTTTATAAAAGAATGTTAGCTATTACTTACGAGTATCCAACTATTACTTTAGATGGAGATGGATTCTCTAATTCTTTGGCAGATGCCGGTAATGATATTGTATCTGACCCATTTACTAATGACGAGTTTGGTGTCTTAAATAATTACGATAATAATTACGACCTGGTTGATCAAAATCCTACCTCCACTACAAGTACGAGTGGTTATGATGAGAATCCAGGCAAATCCACTTTGTTAATGATGCTATTTCTGGCTGTTCTTAAACTTATTGTAAGTGCTGTTTTCGGAGTATTGAAGTATCCACTAAAAATGTTAAATCGAAATACAGGTTACACCGCAGATGGAGTCGCAGCAGCAAATACTGCTGGTAGTGACGCTCTTCCACCTTCAGGTCCGGCAGCAGTGACAGCGAACTTTTTATGGAATATTACTAAAAAATTTATTCAAGCTTTTGCTTTTCAGGTCGGCATTAACCTAGCTATCAGTTGGGTAGAAAAGAAAATAAGTGCCGGACCAAAACTTAATAGAGATGTAGAAAGATTCGATGCAGTTATAGTAACTGGACATATCCAAAATCAAGCACGTTATTCTACTGAATCAGGCTGGCCAGATGCCGTTTTATTAACAAATCAAGTCGTTGCTATGCAACAACAATCAACTGCTACGCAATCCGTAGCAAACTATTACAATAGTAGTTCTTTACAGAATAATACATCATCGACGGGTCAAAATGAAGCTCAAATACCTCAAGATATGTATACGGTATTAAGTCAACAAACTGACCAGATGAGCAACTCTCTAGGTAGAATTAACGGAGCAATGCAATCTCCATTTGGCACAGATATAATGTGTTGTTTATTCAGATATCTTGGATCTTTTGATGATAAGTTTTTAAAAACAGCCAAGGCCATATTGTTATTTTCTATTAATAAACAAGCTTTACGATTCGAAAAACTAGATTCTGCATTATCTAATCTATGGCAAGTTATTAAAAATGCCATTCTGGGCACTATGATGTCTATACTTTCAAATTTAATGCAAAGTGTTAATAATAACCTTAAAAGCAGTTTGGTTATTCCTAATACTTCTATAGCTAACCAATGCGTCTCTTGGAATTTATTTGTTCAAACCATGTTAGAATACATACAGAATTTAGAAAAATCCTTATTGGAACTTATGGTAGAGTTTAACGGGCAAATGCGTTCCCAGGATAAATTTCAAAGTCTTTATATTGATGGTTTACAAAATAGTCAAAAGGCAAGGAAATTTTTACAGATTATTGATCTAATATTAGCGGCCAAGGCTAGTGGTGAATTGTGTAATGGTACAACAATTCCTACCGATGCTGAACTTACTGCCCTTTATGATCAGATCAAAAGTACTGTAGGTGCTCCTACTACCACTACTGTTAATGGAACTAATACTTCTACTACGACCACTGCTACTGCAGTTGCAAATAGCGCAATCAATACAGTAAACTTTGAAACCTGTCTTAAGAATATTCCAGCCAATGATGTGGCTAAAGTCCAAGCCTGGATTGCTGCGTTGAAAGGTCAATCCTAATGTTACTGCCTAACGAAACTCCTTTTAAGGCTCAAGAACTTCGCACATATGTTAATCAAGTCATTAACGATACCCTTGATCCAAACAATTTTCAAATTGTTAAAAAAGCCCTTCAATCTAATGCTCCAACAACAAGGACCGCTCAACAAAGTGCAAGTACCGCAGTCCAAGATTATGATCTTAAAGTTATAGATAGGTTCTCAGATTCTGAACCTTTAGCTTTTCAATCATTTGCAAAGATTGCAGAAAAAGTCTTAAATGGCGGATATGTCTATGCTTCAAAAGATCAAGATGCCTTACTGTATGTAAAACAGCGTCTGCGTGATTTCTCTCTAATTAGTGGTCTACCAACTCGTATTTGGATCGAACAAATAGTATTCGATCTAATTAAATATTCAAATTGTTTCATTTACAAGTATCGTGATCCAGAAGCTTCTAATGGTTCCCCTATCAATATAGATGGTAAACCCGTAGATCCTATTGCTAGCCTAATGAAATTAGATGCTACTTCTGTTACTCCAATTACAGATGACAAAGGTAATGTGAAGAGTTATGAAATCGGTCCCACTGATACAAACGGTGGGGGCGGGGGCGGAACTAAAAAGAAGAAAGTTCCTCCCGAGGACATGTTCCATATCTATGCTTATCGTAATAGTAGAAACAATTTAGGCACACCTTTCCTTTGGCCAGTAATGGATGATATACGTGTTCTTCGTAAAATGGAAGAAAACGTGGAAATGCTTGTCCATAAACATTTATTCCCTCTCTATCATTATATAGTTGGTACTACAGACTATCCAGCAGAACCTGAAGAAATTGAAAAAGTCCACTATGACTTGGAGCGTCTTCCTACAGAAGGTTCCTTAGTAACTCCAGAACGCCATACAATCAAGGTGGTTGGTGCCGAAGGAGAAGCTATAGATGCTTCAAAATATCTCAATTACTTCCAAAGTCGTGTCTTACTGGGTCTAGGTATTGGCTCAGTCTCCTTCGGAGTTGGTGGAGAAGGAGCTTCAAAATCAACAGCAGAAACTATTAGTCGCTCATTGATTGAAAAAGCCAAATATTTCCAATCAGTAATTAAAGCCTTCGTAGAAGAGCAAATAATTAGTGAGATACTCAAAGAGGGCGGATACGAACAGTATGATGTTCAAAATGAAGTTGATGTATTCCTTAACTTCAACGAAATTGACATTGATACACAGATCAAGAAAGAAAACCATTATGGGTTAGTATTCGATAATCAAGGTATTACTTATGAAGAATATAGAATGGCTCTTGGTAGAGATGCTATTCCTGAAGGTGACGAACAAGAACAACGTTTGCAGTTTAACTTATTCGGTCCAGTAGTAACAACTGATCTTGAAATTCAAGCTGATGCAGCTGCTGCTGGAGCCAAAGCAGAGATCAAATCCAAAGATAGACCATCCAACCAACATGGACAAAATCTCTCTCCTAAACGCGCCCGAGATATGAAGATCACTGATCACAAGGCTCACGAATTAGATTCTACCAAAGAAATGTCTATGCGTGTGCGATCATTATATGATCAGGCTCGTTCAGATGTAATTAGCGGAATCAAATCCGCCTCTTCATTAATAGATGCCAAGGACAAGGTTAACTTCACTTTAGGAATTACTAAATCAGCTATGGTATCTGCCTTAAATTCTTTTGTTAATGATGGTATTAACAAAGGTTACTCTTCCGCTTATCCTGGGAAGATTCAAGACTCATTGGCAGTCAAAGAATCAAACGCAGAATTCGAGCATTTTATTGACAAAACAATTACAAATGTTAAAAATAATGTTATAAATATATTAGACAATTCTAGTATAGATGCGACAGATAAGCCTCTTCGTGCTTCAGCTATTTTTGACTTGCATAATCAATACATAAAAGATGCAAGTGAGACGATCATGACGAGGGCTTACAACTACGGTAAGGCACTTGCCTTTCGTAATAATGGCGAAACAATTGCCGCAATACAACCTAATGCAAGCGCATGTGATGCTTGCAAATCTAAAGCGGGAATATTAAATCTGAATCAATTAACTTTCGATTCAGTACCGCCTCATCACAAAGATTGTAATTGTGAAGTTGATATCTACAAGGTAGGACACAGCAATGGATAAAAAGAACATTGTCCGAATCAGAGATTCATTCTCTATCCTGGATAGTATTGCTGATATCGCTCCTCGGATCAAAGATCATCTTCCTAATATGATCCAAGATTCAGCTACCTCATCTAATAAGGTTTCTCTATTAAGTGAGATAGCCTCTACTTTCTCTGATGTAGTAAATGGTAATAATGCCTACTATCCTGAAAAATATATTAAGGATTCCGTTCTTTCTTGGACCACCCCCCACCAAAAACCAATCCTTGTTAACCACGATCCCGCAAGCAAACCTTTGGGGCGCAATGTTGGAGCTATTTATAAGCCTACCAACTTGATGCTTGCCAAGATTCAGAATGCTAAAGCATCCAGTTTAGATTCTTATGGATCCGGTCATGTTCGTAATCTAGTTAATATTCTAGATGCTGAAGCTGTTGAAATGGTATTAGATGGTCGTTTTCAAACAGTATCCGTTGGTGGTGACTCTGATAATATGATTTGCTCAATATGTGGACATGATTGGGCAAGCGGATGTAAATGTTCTCATAAATTTGGCGACGAATATGAAATGAAAGACGGCTCAATCCAATCTGCATATTGGGAAGCTGGTCCTTTGCATTGGGCTGAACTTTCTTTCGTAAATATTCCTGCCACTGACTATGCCATGATTGTCACTAAAGACATCCATGGTGGAGATTCCGAAAAGGAACTCCTCAAGATTTATAACTATAGCGAGGTCAATAAGAATAGATCTCCTGTAGTTGACAGCTTACGGAAACGTTATTTCACTGCATATGCTATCAATGATTCGCAAGATGGCATTATGTTAAATGAAAGAACAACCGTTGATGATCTTTATCGTGTTTATGGGAAAAGATCTGTAGTTGTAGTAGATACACAATTAAATTCAAAGGAGTCCAACTTGGCTGATTCAAACGTACCGGCCAATCCCGAGCCAGCCGCAGCTGCTCCTGCAGTTTCTCCAGTAGTTAATCCGGAGGCTGTAGTAGTAACCACTGCGACCCCAACTCCAGCTTTTGTTGCTACGGCAACACCAGTTGTGCCGGAAACTACCGTAACACCTGCTCCTATTACAGTACCTCCGGTGGTTGTAGTAACGCCCGAGGCTGTCGTAAAGGTCGAAGCCCCTGTAGTTGCACCCAAAGATTCCAGTGATGAACTGAAAATCAAGGATGCAGAGGTTGTAAGCCTTAAGACTAAAGTTACAACTCTTGAAGGTCAATTGAAGTCTGTACAAGATGAAAAAAATCAACTTGTTACGCAATTGACAGATTTTCAGGTTAAAATTAAACAAGAGAAGGTTAATCAACTTTTAGACCTTAAGAAAAACCTGAATCTTGAAGTTCTTGATGAAAAAGAACGCGAGTTAAAAGTTAAAGACTTGATGGAAAGATCCAGTGATTCAATCGAAGATCAACTCAAGGATCTTGGTCAAGTTGTAATAACGAAAATTAAAGATGTAAAAGCTTCCGGGACGAAGCCTTACATTAAAGATTCAGTGGACCCGGCCACAATTGAAGATGCTGAAGCAACTATCGAAGAGCGCGTTGATGGCATGTCAGTTGAAGATATGGCATTTGCTCTCTTTCATGGCGGAATCAATCCACGTATTAGACAGTAAGCAGTAAAACTTTAGGGAGGAAAATAAGACATGGCATCAGAGACTATCGGTCAATCAAGTACACTACAGACCCGTAAATGGCCTTATGTGGCACGTACTCGTCCTCGGTTTGAACTTTCCGATTCCGACAGACCAGCCGTACCGTACAAGCCCGCCCAATATCTACCCGTGAATTTTATGGATATGGAATTGCGCGACTGGATTGTAGTTCAAAAAGGTACAATTGTATCTAGCACTTCAACAGTATTAGGTGTTACTGGCGCTACCGCTATCGGTTTGGTAGTTCCGGCCAATGGTGGAGCAGATACAGTTGATACTTATACTGTTAACGATCAGAACGCCGCAGTTCGTGATCCCAATGGTAACCTAGTTACTGCTGGTCAGAACTATACGCGCGTTGCTAACGTTCCAATCGGCTTGGCTCAATCAGATATGTTCCAGGATATTCACGGTCGTTTCTTGAACTATGAGAATCAACCAGAAGCCTTGACCTTACTTTGCGAGCGCACGATTGAAATTCCTTACTTCACTTATGCTCAGACCGGTGCGGTTAGTCCCGCAGATGCTATTGCCCGCATGAAGTCCAAAATTGGCACACTAGCTTATGGAAACGTTGCTAACGGTTCCGCTGATCTAGTAAACTCCAGTTGGGTAATGTCTGATCCTAATGGAAGATTCGTAAAGTGGGATGGCGTTGATGTGAAGCAGGTAGTTGGGCAAGTACTTTTGCTTGACTCTTACTTCCCCAAGGACCTCTTACAATACGTTCAAACCTATCCGTTGAGTGAAATGCCTGGTTCTGAAACAGGTGGTTTCCCTGCGGCTTTGTCAATGGTCGGCGCTGTCCAGGCTGTCCGTGTACGTCTAAAGTTCTAAGGTAAACTACAAGGAGGAGTTATCTAAATGAGTTCATCCATACAAATCACTGATGCAGCCTTGAAGCAACGCTTCAAAGACATGCACAGGGCATTCCGTAGCATGGGCATTGTAGATGCCAAGAACTCGGTTTCTGTTAAGGACGTACTTACTTCCTCAGACGCCACCATCTTTTTGCCTAAAGTAGTCTCTACTATGGTAAAGGAAGCAATTGAACCAAATCTAGTTATCACGGATTTGTTCCAAACAATTCGTCTTAACTCAGGTCGCTCAATTGAATTTCCTGCCATCGGCGCATTAGAGGCTGATGAAATTGGTGAGACTGCTTCTTACCCAGAACGCGAACTCTCAGTAGGTTCAGGAAATATCGTCAACATTGCAATTTCAAAGGTTGGCGTATTGGTCCGTATCTCTGAGGAAATGATTGAAGATTCCCAATGGGACGTAATTAATCTTCATCTTCGTGCAGCTGGTAAGGCTCTTGCCCGTAAGAAAGAACTAAAATGCTTGACCCTCTTCAATAAAATGGGCCAAAAAATCTTCGATAACGTTGAACCTACCACTGCAGTAATTGGCCCCACTACGGGTCGTGCAATCGATGGTACGTTCAATGGTGGTCTCTTCTTGGACGACCTATTCGATATGATCGCCTATCTATTGAATGTCGGTTACAATGGCAATACTCTAATCATGCATCCACTTGCCTGGACAATGCTTGCTAAGGATCCCTATCTTCGTGAGATCGCTTGGATGGGCTTGCACCAGTGGTGGGGTGGTAAGACTGAAGGTAAAGTGGGTCAAACCGATTGGGACGATCCTACTAACCTCCGTATGCACACCACGGCTCCTAACAACTCTGATACTCGTACTGCCGTTCCTGTATCCACGTTCCCGATGCCTCTCAAGGTATTGGTTACGCCCTTCGTTCGTTTTATTCCTCGGGGCGCACTCGTGTACAAACAGGATGGCTCACTCGCTGGCCAGACTCTAGTAACTGGAAGTGACAGCAAGGCTCTTTTCCCCTTGACTGACTTCTATGTACTAGATGACAGTGAGACGGGTGTAATCGTAGAAAAGGATCCTGTAGAAACGGAAGAATTCCGTGATCCTCTTAAGGATATCAAAAACCTTAAGATTCGGGAACGTTATGGCTTGGGCACATTGTCACAGGGCCGTTCTATCGTAGCTGCCCGTAATGTGGCTGTTGCTCTTACCTTCGCCTTCCATAATAACAACATGGCTCAGAATTTGCCAACTCCTGTTCGTAACTCGTAATAGAGAGGTAATAATAGGAATGGTACTAGAGCTAAACCAAGGGCCGGTAGGCGGGCGAACCCCGTCTGCCGGTTCTGTTTCTACTCCAAAAGTAGAAAGAACCAAACAACTTCCGCAGATTGTTCAACAAGTCGCTCCACAAGTTCTTCATACTGATCACTTACCTAATGTGAGTGAAATAGAAGAACCACAGGCTCAAATAGAAGCTTCTAGACAGATAGTTACAGTAACCGATGAGCCAGATATAGATGAAGATGGCCAAGAAGTGGTATTCCATATACCAGAAGAAAACTTGCAGGGTTATTTACAACGCTACTAAAGGAGATACGAAATGGCAATAGTTTCGACCTCTCCAGTAAATGGCGCAATTGAAGTTTATATTAGAGAAAAGGTTTCCATTACGTTTGATGTGGATATGGATCAATCCACACTAACTAGTGGGAACCTTATTATTTATAACCAAGATTGGGTAATCATGGATGAAGCTATATCCTATGATTCTCCATCTAAAACGGTTACGATTACTCCGACTCAACCTTTTCTAATTCGCCATACTTATAAAGTCATAATCATTGGCGGACCTAATGGTGTAGCTTCAAATCCTGATATGTGGGGAGATAAAACTTATCTTCCTTCTAACTATGATCTTTCTTTTACTACTAATGATGGACGTTTCTATGCTACTCCAGGCACTGTAGTACCATCAGGAGTAGACCCAAATACTATATACCCTCCAGGAGTTGATTACTCTACTCCTTTTGCACTCAGATATTCAAGACCCGCAGATAGAGCCACTAACATAAATCCCTCAGGTATACATCTGGATCAAGATGGTTTACCTACTTTTACATTGTGTTTTAACAAACCAATTAGTTTGGCTTCTATAATTGGCTCAGGTATACTTTGTGCAAACGAACCTATCAGAATCACTTCCCGTGATGTTGTTGGCGATCCTTATGTCGGAGTCCAGGATCTTACAGCTTTAGGAACATGGACGGCCACACTTTGGCAAGCACGGTTTACATTAAATTCCAACACTTATCTTAATGAAAATGAAGAAATTACGATCTCTATTCCTTCTAATCTAATGGCTACAGATGGAACAGTTATTGGTACAAAAGATGATATCTACTTCACAACAAGATATGATCCGCTTTATATCGGAGTATATGCTATACGCTTGCGTTTGGGAGATTTAGTAGCAGACATCCCAGATGATACTATTAATAGGATCATATACAGAAACTGTATTCTAGCTAATTGGTATTCTTTCCAACGTAATACTTTTATCAGACCTTTCGTGTCTCAGTACTTTACTGGATCTGAAATCACTATGATTCGTCCTACATTCGTAGTGGATCCTGTAACTGGTGCTCCCGAATATGTTAAAAGATATGTTGATGCCAAAACATGCCTAGATCTATTAAAAGCTAGATACATGGGAGAACTGGATCGTATCTTTTTGGATGGTGGTCCAGGTGCTTCTAAAGCCTTAGCTGATCTGAAGGTTTCTGATAATCCTACTATGCTTTGGGCCGCTACTGTTGGTCCACTTATTCAAGAACTAGAAGGTGGAGATCCTAAATCAAAAGATCCTATGACCAGACAAGGCGAAGTAGGTTATTGGTTAGATTATATAACTGGTCTTGCTAAGATCAAAATCGGTCTAAATACTTCTTGGGGAATGAGAGACCCTCGTAATCCTCCAAAGCGTACAGATTGGATAACTGGTGGCGCTGCAACTTCCGCAAGTTCCTCTGGCGGAGGATGGTCGGGGGGTGGTTAATGGATAATAGACTTGAAGTTAACTATGGCCAAAATTCATCTCGCTTCTTTAGTATAACAGGTCAGCCCGCTACTATTATGGATTTAAGAGCCAAACTCCACTCCTTATTATTTGGTGATAGAGGACATCCTGGTGAAGGAAGAAAAGTACTAATCCGTTCAATGATAGACTATTGTGTTTGCGTCAAAGAAGAAGAAGGACAAAAACATCGCGAAGCAGACCCTCTTTGTTCTATTTGTAAAGGTGATGGTTTTATCTATAAAGACTTTATTGTAACGGCCTGGAAGGCTCTAATCGATATCCCTAGGGGGATACTAGATGCCCAAGGTGTTCGTTTGCCTGGAACGATTGATTCTAGTGGATTTAGTTATTATTTTGAATGGAATGTAGCTATTAAAAAGGCAGATAAGATCTTTGAGATCAATCTTGGTCCAGACGGTTCTGTACCAGAAAATACCGGTGATATTAATCATCTTGAGAAATTTCAGATAAAACAACTTATAATTTATAGAGCAGATAACGGAAGAGTCGAATATCAGCAAGCAATCTGTGTAAGAGAGGGTTACTAATGTCAGGCCTCTTTTTTGGAGATAGAAACTTAGGTGATAGCGATTCTAGAGAATCTACTCTTAGACCGTTAGAGTCGGATGGAGGAGTTCCTCGGTTAACAATGGATCGTTGTGGAACACTAGATGATTTCACAACAGTAGTGATGCGGGCTTTAAGAGTGTTTCAAGGCAATATATTGAAGCGCGAAAAGAAAACCTGGGTTCCTTTATTAGCAGGTTATCCCCATGCTTCAGTACATCAAAACTCTAACGAAACCATGAAGTCCGCTAATACTCTGCAAGATTACTACTTTTTAGATCCATTTTGTGACCTAGTAACTTATACACTCAAGTATCAAGCGCCTGCAGGATCTCAAAAGGCATTTGGACAAGAGAAAATGCGTCCTCCTACATTGAGAAAAACAGTTCCTGTTGAAGGCCAACCGGGTGTTTACATGGAAACCTGGGCAGCAGTAACAGACAATCTTGTACAGTTTGACTGTTGGTCCTCGGATGGCAGAGGCGCAGATAAATTAACGGATTGGTTTAAGTACTTCATGCAATTCATGAAGGGACCAATCATGAGACAAGGTTTCCAGAAAATAGAATTCTGGGAACGTGAAATTGACAATGATGTTACTCAATGGAGAGAGGATATAGCAGTCCGATCTCTCCGTTATTTAGTAAGAACTGAGGAACAGTTCATTAGACCAACTGGACTGATAACTCAGATAGAGGCTGCTGTAGCAGTAAGAAGCAGTTTAAATGACGAGGAAGAGAATTTGATCCGCATCCTCAAGGGAATACCTGCTAGCGGATTTACTCAAACTCCAGATGTGCTTCTTTCAGGCATGCCGGATTTGACAACAAACATTGAACTTGTCGAAGGTGGGAAGTTAACTACTTAGGAGGAAATTCGATGGCTCAAAGTACAAATCTGCCCGTTGTGCAAGAAGAACTTGTAGACGGCGGACTTCAAGTCAACTCAACTGAAATACTAGGCGATGCAATCTATGCTATTGGTTTTGCTGAAGCTGGCAATGTAGCAGCTGACCAATATGCTTTTACGCCCATACTCATGATACGTGGAGATTTTGCCACATATGTTTATGGACATTCTTATCCTAGTATTCCTGCTAGCGGTATTGTAGCCAGTGGGTCAACAGTAACCAAAGCCGTATATGAACTAGCTGATGGTGGAGGCAACAATGTTTATGCCTTCTCTCTTGGCCAATGGGGTTCTGCTACTTTCACGGATTATCGTGATGGCAATGTTTATCCTCTTTTCTCTGGCAATGATGTCATCAAGGAAAACTACTACAAATGCCTTGATAACGTTTATGAATTAGTCAAAATGGCACCTACTCCTCCGGATATTCTTTATCCTGTGGATGCTAAAGCTTTTGACACTGTGACTGTTGTAGCAAATCGTCCAACTAACTTTGCTTGGCAGTTAGCTCGTGCTTGCTACGATATTTCTTCACAGAATAGCGATTGTACGGGATTAATAAGTGTAGGCGAAAATCCTGATGCAAGTCTTAGAGGCATTCAGTCTTGGGTAGGCACTTTACCTACTTATGATCTGATCTCTGGTGCAGTACTCGTGAATGGTACTGGACTCTTAGGTCAACAATTCATGAGTGGTGCAGTTGGTTCACCAGGAGCTGCTATTTCTCCCGGTTTCTATATGAGCAACTTCACGTCTGATGATATTGCCTATGGATATCCTCCATTGAATGATTCAGAAGTTCTGAAAGATCGCATGGGAAACTATGTAGATATCGGAACCTACATTAGTATTACTGCTTTTGAAGTCATTGACAACAATGCTTCCAATGATAGTAACTACTCTCTTAATGGAGCTCCGATCTATGCAGGTTTGACTTCAGTACTAGATCCTCAGAATGCTCCTACTGGTAAAACGATGCCCGCTATTGTCGGTTTGCGTTATGGTTACTCTTTGGCTCAGTTAGATAAATTAACTGGCGCTCGTTATGTAACTGCACGCAAAACAAATCGCGGTATTGTAGTAACGGATGCACCTACTGCAGGCCGTCCGGGTTCTGACTACAATCGTTTGCAAGTTCGTAGAATCGTAAACGCAGTCATGAAATTGACTCGTCAGATTTGCGATCCTTATATTGGTCAGGCTAATAGTGCGGAAATGCAAGCTGCACTAAAGACTGCTCTTCAAACACAATATCAGAGTTTCGTAAGTAAGGGTGCTCTTCAAAAGTTCGACTTCACAATTTCTGCTTCAGATACAGAAAGAGTTCTAGGCAAGTTGTCAATCTATTTGACCCTAGTTCCTGAATTCGAACTTCGTACCATCAATGTAATTGTAAATTTGAAATCCAACCTGTAATAGGCAGAGCCAAGGGAGCCTTAAAACTCCCTTGGTCCTAGTCTTTTGAAAGGAAAACACATAAATGAGTACGCTTACGACCTCTGCCTACACAAGAACTTATACAAGTTTTTCTGGTGTAGACGTTGCAGCTGTTATTGATGGAGAACGCATCTTTGAGATTCAGGGTTTATCCTATTCTATCACTAGAGAGAAAGCTCCTATCTACGTGATGGGATCTGCTAACCCTCAGTCTTTTAGTCGTGGCAAACGTGGTATCGCTGGAAGCATGGTATTCGTCATGTTTGATCGCGATGCTTTATTTAACTTAAAACAACGGTCCCTATATGTTGCTCACTCTGATGAAAATCAGGTACGAAGAACAGTATTTGGACTTGCTCCTCGTCCGGCTGATCAAGTAGATGATAATGTGTCTGCTTTCTTGACTACACCTACTTATGCAGATCAGATTCCTCCTTTTGACGTAGCTTTAACAGCTGCTAACGAAGTAGGACAAATTGCGGCCATGAGTGTTCTTGGTGTTGAGATTCTGAACGAAGGTTCCGGAATTTCCATTGACGATATTGTTAACGAACAAGCTTTTACTTGGGTTGCTCGTGAAGTCACTGGTTGGAGACCTTATGATTCGGGTGGGACTGGCATCGATATCATCGAACTTGGTGGTTCTGTCAATCTTGCCGATATCCCAGCATTAACAGGGGCATCCTAATCGCAATAAGTTGTCTTGATGGCTAGTAGGGAGGGGTTGCATATGCTAGATGCTTCCCCTCCCGGCTGGCATAATCCCTCCTTAAAGAAGAAAAATGTCAAGTATTATCCAGCAAGCTATAGATGAAGCCTATCTGGGTTCTCTTGGTCCTGGTTCTTCCTCTCCTACCATTTCTTCTCAATATGCACGACAAAACACATCTTATTCTGGTTGTGATATTCGTGCTATTGTAAATGTAAAAGGAGCCGAACCCAAGATCATAGCGAATATCCATACCTTCTCATATTCTATTCATAGAGAAAAATATGCCGTTCAACCTCATGGCTATACCTATCCTAAAGGATTCGTAAGAGGACGTAGATCATTAGCTGGGACTATGGTATTTAGTGTATTCGATAGATATGCTTTATGGGACATAGCTAAAGCAAAAGCCAAATTAGATAGAAGTTCTGGTGAAAGAGCCTTTTCTCTTTTAGGCGACCAGATGATTCCTTTTGATATAGTCTGCATGTTTATTAATGAGCAGGGAAGACAATCTAAACTTAATGTCTATGGTATAGAATTAGTAGATGAAGGTATGGTAATGTCCGTTAATGATATCTATACCGAATCAACTCATACTTATCGTGCGCGAGATATAGACATTCTCATGCCGGGTGGCGATCCATTAATGGAAGATATGCCTTGGATACCTGGAATGACTTATAGTTTTGATAACTCAACTAACTCTATGAATGTAACCTAATGAGTACAAGTTCATTACTTAATTCGATATTCGGTTCTACGATAGGGATTCAAGGCAATGATGCCTGGAAATCTTCTAGTCGTAGTTCTTTATCAGATAGATCTAATGATACCCTACAAAACTTTCAATATGGTTATGAAACAGATTATTATGGTGGTTGCCAATTATCTGTTTTCTTAGGAGAAACATGGTTGAATGATATAAATGTCATTCTATACAATGCTACTCAAGCAAAACGTCCATTCTACGGTTATAAATCTCAAAAGTTCGACCTAGTAGCTAAGGGAACTCAAATCGTAGAAGGTATTTTTGCCATGTACTACACTCATACTAATTATTTAAATATCGCTATGGGACAATATCTTAAAAAGAATTCCAACACCAGCAGTAGTCAAATTACTACTGACGATATGGCAAATTTTGCCCAACAAGTACAGAATGATACTTCAGTACTCTATATGTTAGACTCTACAGATCCTTCTAAACTTGTTCTTCCGAGTATAGAAGAATTAAATGCTCAATCAGCCACATCCTCAGTATCTAACTTATCCTTTGATAATAAAGCTGCTCTTCTTTCAGAATACTTTTGGGGTACTTCTGATAATGCTAATGCCAAACCTGATTCAACAGTTATTGAACCGGACAACTTACCTCCATTCAATATCACTATGAATTTTGGCAGTTATCCCGATGATAGAGTTAAAAATATACCCGATGAAGCTTCCTCTTCGCATACTCTAAAGATAATTAAAAATGTTGAAATTACCGGACATTCTATTCAAGTGCCAGACGATTCTCCAGTAATAGAAGTCTATTCCTTTATAGCAAGGTCCATTGAAACACCCCTTACTCGTAAGTCCTTAGGTTTGGTTAAAACAACTAATGGATATCAGGTATCTTGACAATCTAATGATTATGTAATATCATAGTATTAGGATCATAAGTCCTAACGCGCATTCGGATTTAATTCTAAGGAGAAATAGAAATGGCAGATGATACAGTAACACCAGATGCTTCGCAGGTTGCTACACCGGCTGTACCAACAATTGCAGGTCCTTCTGCAACTGAATTGGCTACAATGAAAGCGGGATGCAAGAAACTCTATCGTATTGTTTGGGATCCTCAAACAGTATATTATGTTCGTGAATTGAGTCGTATTGAGTATCGTCAAATTCGTGGAGCAGTTGAAAAGCTTCCTGAAGATGAAGCTGGTCAACGTGGTGATGAACTGATTGTTCAGTCTGCAGTTCTGTGGCCCGCAATCTCTCCAACAGACTATAGTACTTCTGGTTGTGGTTACATTACCAGTCTAGCCAAGTTGGTACTACTTTACTCTGGTTTCCGCGATCCAGTAGAAATCAGTGTAGTCTAACTCAACAAGTAAGGAGAAGGGCTAGGCTGCTAATAACGGCCTAGCCTTTTTATTTATGACACTTGAAGAAGTATTAGCAAAATACCCAGAAGCAGTTGCGTTTAAAACTCCTGAAACTAATCATATTGTTTATTATAGGCAGATGAGTAAAGCAGAATTCGATACTATCGTAAGATTAAGTCCAGGTGAAAACGTATCATTTGATGGCGAAGAATACATATGTAATCATTTAATATTATTTCCAGATATTAAAGATCTGGAAGATCTTACTAATATTGATATCAGAACTCTAGCAGAACAAGTCATTGAAACCAGTGGATTTTTCAAAATAGAAGATTTTATAGATGCAGTTCGCACATATAGAGAAACCAATAAAATATTAAGTGAACAAGCACTTGTTTTTATAGCCAAGGCTTTTCCTATATATAAAATAGAAGAACTTGAAGACATGTCCAGTAAACAGATTGCCAGATTGTTAGCATTATCAGAGGACATGATAGGTATGGCCTTTCCTCTACCAGGTGATATGCCTGAAGAACAAGAGCCAGCAAGACAAAGCCTTGGTCAGATGCTTAAACAAGGTCCCTTAACTGATGAACAAAGAATAATGCAAAAACGTAATGTAGAATCGTCTCAAGAAGTACTTAAGCAATTAAAGGAACGTGGTTAATGAAGGGTTATACAACTCGATTAGGCATAGCGGTAGCTGGTACTTCTGCTTATCTAGGTAAGCGGCTTGCAGACTCACGTCAGGAAGACCTGCAAAAACAAGATCCTTCTACCCTTAATGTCGGCATAGGTGTAGCTACTACCGCTGCAGTAATAAGTGGAATGCACTTTGCAGAAGCCAGATATAAGAACCCCTGGTTAACTGGCTTAGGCATGGCAATAACTGCCGGTACAGCTTATGCTTCGGGACATATACTGGGAGCAATTAAACAAAAAGAAATTTATGAACAAGGCCAAGCATCTGGTAGTACTCGCATACTAGAGGGTGCTTTAAGTTTAGGAACACTATATTATTCAGGTAAAGCTCTTGCTCCTTATGCTGCAAGAACAGTTAGTAGACTAGATGCGGTTATTCGTCCCGGCCTTAGAGCATTAGGTTCTGCTATAGAGTCTTCTGAATTTAAGAATATCGGTGAATTCGGTTCAGTATTTGCACGCAAATTCGAATTAGAAAGAGCAAGTTATTCGGCTGGCGATGGACGTTTTCCGATTCAGAATTACTTAGGTCTAATCTCTAATATTAAAAGTGAAGTACTTAATACTGAACTACAAGCTCATGGATTAAATGATGTTTTCCATGACATGAAAACTCGTTTTGGTTTAAATGACAGGGATACAGTTCATGGAATAAGATCAGCCTCACTAGCTGATTTAATGAAGGCTCATCGAGAAGCGGTTTCTCCAGATATTCTCAGAATGTTTGAAACTCGCAATATTCCTCTTAATAATATTGCTTTGGGTTCTGGAGTCTTATTTGATATTAAAGCCAATAAGATACTTAATCTACAAAGATATACAGCAAAAAATATAGTGAAGGATGCAGTATTAGGTTTCGAAAAAAACTTCCGCATTCCTTTTGCTAACTTTAATCCTATTACATTATTAAGACCTCGTGAAGTCTTTGGTGCTGCTGAACAAGCACATTCTTTCCAACATTTTCCAGCGGGAACTCCTCTTGGGCCTCAATTAAAAGCAGGGCCAAAAGGTGCCGCTTTTATAGGCGGGCATCTTTATGATGAAGAGACTGGTAAGAAACTTACTACTGGTATTATAGTTAAAACTGGATATCGTAAAAAAGAAACTGGCGAATGGATTGAAAGTGTTTTCGGTTCAGTTATTCGTCAACGTTATGGTCATGGTGCAGAGGCTATAAAAGATGCACCTCGTAATGGCTTCTTCCAAAACATGATGGCTAGTCTTGAAATGGATGTTCCTGGTCTTTATAAAACAGGTCATGCCAAAATGGAATCGCAGTGGACATCTTTTTGGAAAGATGTTAATAAACGTTCCGCTAAAGATAAAGGATTCTTCGGCTCCCTTAAGAATGTAACTGCTCATATCTTTCATGAAGAAAACATCACTAATGAATTTAAAACAATAGGTAATAAGTTCGGGGATGTTAATTACGCCTTTGTACCTCATTCTGATCTTCCCGGAATAGGCGCGTTCTGGTTAACTGAAAGACCTGTTCGTTTACTAGAAACTCTTGGAATAGGAGGATTTGATCCAAGAACAACACGTTCCGCACCTGATGTTATATGGAAGATGTTAACTAAACGTTTCTTACCTATATATGCTGGTTACAAAACATTACAATTTGCTGATGATATGTCTCACCAGTTTTTTGGATATGGTCCTTCTGATGTACCTATGGATGCGCTGGCTGCCATTACTGTAGGCAGTTCGTATATGCGTCAAGGACTTGGTATAACAAAAGGTGCCCAATATCTAGAAGATCTAATGCCCGGTTCTATGACCTCAGGAATCTCCGTAGGCAGCCGTGCCTTAGGTCTACCAATGTTGGCAGGTCTAAAGTTTGGGCCTAAAGCTTTTTGGGCTGGAACTGCAGCTTCCGTATTACTAGGAGGATTTGGAGACGTAACAAAAACTGCAGAAGAGTATAAAGAAGAATACTACGGAGATAAACGAGTAGGCATTAGAAATGGCGCGTATTGGGAATTGGGTACCCAAGAATTTCATGGTGGAAAAATAAAAGAATTTCTACCAAATTATTATCGTAGATTTAAATCCAGATATCAATTTACAGATGTTCAATATGGATCGGAAGCAGAGTATTGGGGAAACTATTTAGATCCATACCATTATGCTGAAAAACATTATTCTGATAGACCTTATCCTTATGTTAGTAATGGACTAGAGGAAGTTCCTTTTATTGGCCCCGCAATTGCGCCATTGGGTGGACCTGGTTATTTAATGCACCAAGGATATGAAAAAGAACCTTGGAAATATTCAGGAGCAAGTCCAGAAGCAGCAATACCTGGTCCCGGCGGTCTTTATTCAAGTCCCGAAACACCTGGTGCATTTGGGGGTGGAGATAATATAGGTGTTGGCGGAGGTCTAGGGGCAGGTGGTACTGGCGGAGGAACCGGAGAGGGTGCTGAAAACTTCGTATTTATGCAACCTACCCAATTTGGCTATATGGCAGGTGCACCAGAGCCAATGGGAGATAGAGCTGTTGATCCCTTATTAAAGGGCTTGCCTAAACGTAAAGCTATTGATCCTAATAGTCCCAAAGGATTAGCTACAGAATCCTTTTATAGAGGATATGAATATTTAGGTATATATGGTTGGTTAGGTCAACAAGGAATGACTGACCTTACTGGAAGACAAAGCCTTTTCGATGATCCACAACTAGAATCAGCTCATAGAATAGACTCTGCTGAACGTTCCTTCTATCAACAAGGCTGGGGAGGAATGCTCCAGACAAACGAACTCTTTAGAAGATTTTTACCTCACCGTCAACGGAATATAGATCTCTATAATCCTATTGAAAATAATATGCCCGGTTGGATTCCTGGATCAGAATATATGCAGAATTTTCATCAAGGTGACCCATACAATAAAGCGGGTGATTTCGGTGAAATTAGATTACCAGGTGCAGGTTATGAAAAATTCTACACCCCCGGCAAAGGTATTGTTTCTGGAGCACAACAATTAGGAGCTATTAATAGTTCGTATGCCGGTTCAGAAAAACAATACTCTATGCTTGATGCTTATAGGATTTTAGCTGACGTAGCTCCTTATTCAACTCAATATAAATATTCTCAGCAATACATGATGGCTATGTCTAAAGTTGAGATGCTTACACCCGAAGCTGAAGAAGAAAGAAAGTTGATTCGTAAAGAGGTTACTAAAAAGAAAAAGCATTTCGAGTTTACTCCTAGAAAGTTTACTTCAGGAGATACCTCTACTGAAAACTTAACTGTAGATAAATACTTGGGAAGAGGTTCATTCTTAGCCGAAGGTCATGGAGAACACGTCTACAAACTTGCTGGACTCAAAGGTATAACTCCAGAAGGTGAAAAAGAAATACTTAAATATTTACATCCAGGAGCTAATGTTTCAGCCCAAGTTTTAGATGATGATCGTTATAAAGAAAAAACTTCTACTGTTTTACCAACAACTCCAATTTTAGTGGGTGACTTGAATCGCCGTCTTATAACTGGAGACATGGCAGAATATAAAAAAACAGGACCAGGCGATATATTTGATCCTCTTAATAAGATGGTCCAGTATAACGGTATGGAAAGAGCTGTCGGTACGGCATGGGAAAGCATTTCCCACTCAAATCTCGGATGGGTTTCTGCTAAGTTCTTACATAAAAGAACTCCATTAGAAGAATGGGAAAGAAGTCAAGTCTATGGACGTGAAACAGCGGATTGGGGTCATCCAGTCAGAGACTTCTTTATGCCTGTTATAGAACGAGTCAAGTCATTAGGACCTCTTAGTGGTATAGTGGGGGGTGGTGCTGCAGGTTACATGTTTACAAAAGGACGCACTTCTAATATTTTAGGTTCTATAGTAGGCGCCGCACTTGGGGGAGCATTTAGCTTAACTCATAGCAAGTCTTATATTCCAGATTATCGCAATAAAGAATGGGACATTAATCAGTATTTTGATATGCTAAAGTTCGTTAAAAATAAAAGATTATATGAATGGGCAAAAGAAAGAGCAATTGCAGATGAAGGAATTGACCCTGAAAAATTAATTAACTCTGTAGATGCCTCTAAAGATGCCAGACATGCTTTGCAGAAAGCTATCGAACATCAACATGGAGAACTTGCTTTATTAGCCAAAGAAGCAAAAACTCCGGAAGATAAAACTTATTATAGAGAAAAGGCTGCTAATCTTGCTAAGAATACATCCTTCTTGCATGCTCAAAAGTGGACTGAAGATGAAACTCTAACAGCAATGAATCAAGGCTATACTGGTGCTGCATTAGAATATCGCAAAAACTTTATGTCCACTATGTTTGGCGCCGATCCACATGGTGATTTTGCTTCAATCATGCGAGCAATTCCGACCAAACAAAGAGAATTCTTTCAAGCCTTCGTACAAGCGCCCAAAGAAGATAGAGAAAAGATCAAAAAAATAACTCCTTTAGGAATGCGTAGATTCCTAGAAGCTAAATGGGGCGAAGATGTAGAAAAGAATCCGGATATCGTTGATTACTTCAAACAACACCAATTACCTGGTTTAGATTGGGTAGGCTGGAATCCCGGAGTAGCTTTGGATGATGTGAAGTATCGAACTGTACAACAAGAGGGACTTGAACTTCATGATTTTAACCTATGGCAAAGTCAAGGCGCTCAACTCCAGAGAAAACCTTATGTTCCTTTAGTGGATCCTTTAGATACCACCAATAATGTAGGAGATATCAAACGCGAATTGAATGACATTATGGGCGCTCAAGGTTATAATAACTATGATATATATGTCAATCAACGTCCCGGAGTCAATCAGATTAACTTGCAATTAGATGTTAAGTATGCAACAAATGGAGACGCAAAAGATTATATATCTAATAATATTGGCAAAATAGTTAGTCCTGCAATGACTTCATCTTATAGATAAGGTAACCCATGGCTTCTCAGTTTGACTGGAAGACAATTAATCGTTTAAATAAACTCTTTCCCGAATCTACTATTTCTAAAAGTGATTTGCCCACTTTTGGAGCAGGATCAGATATATTCTATAATGGCGTTCGTCGAGTCGGATATAAGTATAAATATAAAGGCGCTATACAAGACTTAGGTTCTTATACCAACTCCCTTTTAAAAGAAATATTAGACTTACCTAAAGCCGAAGGGCAAGAAGCTCTTCGTGGCTTTATGGGAACATTTAGAGAGCAACATGTTCTAAAGATGCCAGTCGGCTTCATGCAAGGAATAGCTGATGAGATGGCAGTCTCTGAAGCTGTTAGAGATATTGATGCTGAACAAGCTTTCTCAAAACTACCAAGATCAGAACAATTCAATTTTAAGAAAAACTGGATAGTCGAAAATGCCGCACAAGGTCATGGTTGGTCTGGTAGCGGAGAGTCTATTGGAGACTTCTTCTTTTCAGATAAAAGCACGATGCCTTTGGGATTCGGTAAAGGTACACAAGAAGAAGTTCGTAAATATTTAACTCTTTATAATGCTATGGATCTAGGAGAATTTGGAACTTCTCCTACCACTTTAACAAATTTGGCAATCGAAAATGCCCATAGACATGCCAGTTCTATAGCTTTTAATTCAAAGAATACTGCTATTGACCAAGTAGCCGAACAAACGATGAGTCGGTACTTGATTAAAGATGTACAGTTTATTGCAGATGATCCCAATCTGATTGGTAATCCAATCTTTTTTAAACATGGATCTTTCTCTGGAGAAAAATACTATACTCCAAAAGAATTAACATTTAGTCCACTCAGTTTACAATCTCATCTCGGTAAAGAATCTGCAATGTTACCGGGAATCATGTCTAAGATACACGCAGGCAAAGGTACTTTCACAGCACAAGAAATGACTGCAATTAGATCAGCCTCTTTATTAGATAATAATGCGGAATTCACTGCCTTACTTGAACAAGGTAACTCGCCTACTGAAGCTTTGGAAGCTATTAATCGTAGTCCAGAAATGCATTCTAAAATTAATTCTGTAGCTTTTGAAGACGGTAAAGTTAGATTACAATATGGACAAGAACAACGTATTGGACCAGGAACAAAGTTTTCTACTGCAGAACAAAAGGCCTTGGGTGGATTTTTACCTAAAAAGGTTTGGGAAGGAAGGGGTTATAATCAAGCAGCTGATGCTGTAATAGCTCCTATTTCTGGTGCGGAATCTCAACGGCAATTGTTGCCTTTCTGGAACGCTATTGATATATGGGCCACCAAACGTGGAGACGTTACAACTAAACTTAGAAATGCTCATAGTTTAGTAGAAATAATCAACCAACACGCTGATATTCAGGCTGCAACTTCTGGTATCAAGTACGCTCAACTTAATGAACAAGCTATTAGAATTAATGTCGCCAATGAATTTAAACTAACTCCTAAGTTTATCGAAGATGCAGCTCGTATATTAAATCCACAAGAAAGAAATGAACTATTAAGATCTGCGCGACCCGTATTACCTCAATACATCAGTGTATTAAACCAAAGTGATTTTTCTACTCATGGTAAAATTGAAAAAGCTGGAATTCAAGATGTTGTAGGCTTAATGAACCGAGATATGCCTTTATCATCAAGGGCAGTAATGTCAGATATTGGGGCAAGACCTTTAGCTAAAGAATACCAACAATTCTTTGGTGATGTACTAGGAAAAAATGAGTTTGGTGGAATTCCCTTACCTCCAGAAGAATTCGAAAGATTAGCAAGACAACAAATTTCTTATGCTAATGGAGAGATAGTAGGAGGAGAAGGTTCAAAATTATTTGACCCTAATCTTTCTGCTATTGAAAAATCCCAACGGTATTCTCTTGATCTCGGCAGAGACTATAGTGCTAAAGTAGGCAAGACTAATACTGTTACTTTAAATAAAGTTCCAGTTTTATCCATGAATGCAAGACAGATGACAGCTATGCCAGGATCGGGAACCGTATGGGCAGGAGATGTTAATAAACCATTAATAGATTTAGTTAAAGCTAGACAATATGGTACTCCCGATCAAATCCAAGCAACTTTACAAAATTATCTGGATGCTACCGCTAATCTTTCAGGCAAAGGTAGATCAATAGTAGAGGAAGGGCTAAAAACAAGACTACAAGGAACACGAGGAACTGGTAACTTTCTAAGTTCTGAACAAGTAAACTTAATAACTCAACAGTTTACTGAAGGTTCTGGCAACCAGAGAGGTATAGTCGCCCTTACACTAGAACAAGCAAAACATATTTTTGGTGATATGACAACCGATGAGTTTAGATCTAAAGTAAAAACGGGTTTATATGGCACGTTACAGAGATATCCTTCGCTTACTGGTTATGCCCCCTTCAGAGTAGGTATGCTAACTAAAAAAGTCATGAAGGCGGGGCCTTCTTATGGCAAAAAAGGCATAATGGGAACAGCTGATATAGGTTCGGCTATTGAAGAGGATCTTGATGCCGATATGGTAACAGCTCTTAACCTAGAAAACCTACAACAAGGATTAATGTCAGAAGCTGAAAATGTACATAACAAATTCTCTGCTCCTGGTGGACTTTATGAAGTAGCTCAAGCCAAAGCAGAGACTAAGGCTATGCCAGAGACGCGGTTAGGTGAAAGTGCATGGCAAAGAGCTAAGCGTTTATCTATGACTGAAGAACCTACAACTACCGAAGTAGGAATGGCATTATTGCAAAAAGCAGAAGGAACAGGCAAATTCAACGTTGCTTCTCTTCGTGTATTAGAGGGCGCTCAACAATTAGGTTATCAGAATGCTGCAGACCTACATACTTATGTTGCCAAACTAAGTCAAAAAGGGTATAATGCCAAACTAAGAGGAATGAGCAAAGATGTTTTAGAAGCTAACATTTCTGATATATTTTGGGGTTCTACAACCAAAGCTGAAAGAGCTATGCAACTAGGACCATTACTTGAGGGAATCGTTCCTGAAGGTCAGGATACAACTAAAATAGCTCATCAAATAATTGAAGCTCATAGGATTGGTTCAAAAGGTGGAGTTATAAGCGACTTACTTTCTCTTAATCGTCCTCAATCTTTCGAGAACATAGGAGTAGCTCTCAACTCTGCTCTTGAAAGAGCGGAACGTTCTCCCATAGGTTCTGATATTGCTAAATCAGGAATGGTACATGCTATCGATATGTTAGGTGCTCAAAATGCCAGTTTAGCTCAAGATGGTATGAAAGGTATAGAGAAATCGGCCAAAGAAAGATTAGGATCTTTTTCTAGATACATTAAAGAAAGTACTGGAGATTTCGTCGCCGGATTAAGACAAGGTAAAGGATGGACTTCTGTTGCAATAGGAGCAGCAGTCTTGGCAGGTGTTGGATTAGGAATGCGTAAGCCTGGAACCATGATAGTTCAAGGTGAGAATGCAGAAAATCACCAATCTCCACCCGCAGAAGCTCCCATGATAACTCCAAGAAAAGAGTCAAAATTACGTCTAATGACCGAAAATCAATATGATGTTCGTGTTAAAATAAGAGAAGCAAGACGTCAACATTCCTCGAAATTTGTTGATTTCGTCAATGCTATTTCTCACAAATACGATTCTCAAACAAACGCACAAGTAAATATACGTGATGATTCTTCTGAGCAAGATTATCAAAAAATCTTTGCTGATCAATATCGTCGTTCAATGAGGCAAGGTTAATGTCTAACAACTCCGTAATCAATTCAAGCGCTAATAATGAACGTACATCATTTCAATATGATCCTCGTGACTTGCCTGGAGCTACTAGAATTGGTAATGTCTGGTTACATGTTCCTCCAATTAACCTACGATTTGGTCATGCTAAAGCTACAGATTTGCGTAAAGTATTAAGACAATCTGGACCCGAATATGTTAAGTCAGGACGTGGAGTTAAGACAGTAGATATAGATCTAGTGTTCTCTGGCGCCAATCAAATCAATAATAAACTAGCAAGAATCTTAGCTACTCTAAGACGCACTCCTTTTATTATAGTTAATAATGAAACTATTTGCAAAGAGATGAATTATCAATCAAATAATGCAATTAATAATGACGTTCCTATGGCTGTTACTGCCTATACTTTTCGCACTGAATTAGAATTGCCCGACACTATTATCATGCATCTTTCAATGATGTTCTTTAATTTTCTTCCTTATGTTAAGACATTCCAGTATTTAAAACATACAGGAGACTTTAACAAAGATGGCACTCCCACACTTGTACCTTGCCAAGGAATCGAAGATTCTAACCTTTATCGGCAATATGTAGATGCCTTACTTAAAAAGAGTGTGGAAATTGGCGACTTCATGTTTGGTGGAGAAATTGATTCGGCAGGTTCTCTTAGTCCTGAAGAACTTGCTAAACAAAAGAATGCTAAAAATGAATTCAATTCGCGTATTGATTTTCAAAGATCTGATGTGGTACGCAATGGATCAGTTATTCGTTTAACGGATAATTATGATTCAGCTAAACAAGATCTTGTAATTGGTTACCACGTATTTAGTCTTGCTCAAGCATTAGATTTAAAACTTGGAGCATATAAAAGTCGTCGTCTTCATAAATGGGTCTGGACCGAAGATGATTTGCGTAAAGATATGAAACTCTGTGTAACTAACTTACCTGATAGTATGTCGGTTACGCAAGCAGTTACTCAATACTATGAAGAACTCATGACCTTACCTGTTATTAATAATGGTGCCAAATATCCCAAAAAGTTTAGGATCTCCACTAATAATACCTGCGTAATTCATGGACTTGCAGTTCGTCGTTCTATTAATCTAACCCCATTACCTATACTTAGTTGCGAAACTCCTACAATACAATATACTGGCGGAGCAGTAACAGATATAAGTTTGACATTAGTCGTAAATGACGAAAACTTTATTGAGCAATTAAGAGCAGTAGATAGCAGTATCGAAGAGTCCTCTCGAAATAAACGGCATTTAGCCGGAACAGAAATGTCATATATTGAGAATGATCTAGTCAATCTTAATGGAACTTTTACTATTCATACTGGAGATATGGATATTCAAAATATTCCCGGTAACCCCGGTAGTTATATGGTTAACTGGAACTTTAATGAACAAACAGAAGGTCTGTATGCCTTAACTTCTCCTCCTAATGAAATTCCCAAACTCAAACAAACCATGCTTGAGCAAATATTGACTGTATATCGTAATTGGCAATATACGGATGCTTATAATAAAAAACGCCATGATTTAAACTTTGATGATATCGATCCTAGTTACATTAAGATTTTCGTTATTCCATCACTAATACGTTCTGTGCGTAATGGATTCGTAGAGTTTATGAAACAGAATGGATATGTCAATAGTTCTGATTTCACAAACGAATCTATTTCAGGTGTACTCGATGCTGCCACAGCCATGATAACTCAAGGACAAGTTCAAACTATCAATTTTGATTATCTATGGGAAGACCCTCCCTTTGTAGATGATGGAAGTGTTTCTGAAACCGCAGATGATCAAGAGACAAGATATGAAACCGCATATAATAAAATATGGCATCTAATGACTGGTCAACTTGGTACAAGTGATATTAATAAGGATACTAATACAACTACTCTTTATCAACAGTTTAAATATTACCTATATGCTCAATTGGCTACTTTAAGTGGCGTTAATGCTACTAATACTAATACCGAAACAGGGATGATTAAAGGAACAGCAGCTTTATTGGCTCGTTCAAATAATAGACGTTTTGAATTGTTTTTAAGACAACCTAATATTCGCGAATATGAAATTAAAAAAATGATGGGCAATACCTCTTCTGGAACTAGTACTGGATCCGGTTATTACTGGACTAGTATGATGGGAGAGAAAGTGTACTATGATGATCTAAGTATAAGAGATTACGTTAGTAGTTTAGCCGATGCATGCGCCGAATACACTATTGATGAGAAACCTTTATTTAAACAACCCACTCATCCTGACTTAACAGAAGCAGAACTGAGACAAGGTTCTATCTATTTATTACGCGGTGATGATGTTTCAAATGCGGCTTTTAAAGAATTAATGCGACCTCATATAGAAAAATGGATCGCTCGTCACAGTTCTTCTGGAGCCAATATCGGATCTGCCAAAGATGCATTTTCTACTTTCTTAAATGCTACTTCAAAACTTACATGTTATCCTGATCTGGGTTTACCTTTTGATTATGATATTGAAAAAGCGGATGGTACAAAAACAGGAAAGTTTATTACTTTCACAGAACCGGATTTTTATATTCAATCCTATAGTATAAAAGATATTGGCGGGATTGATGATAGTGATATTAGTTTAGTTGCAATTAAAAAACGTTTAGCATTGGCTAGTCAAGGAATTCCTACTCTGGCAATAACTGGCAATACAGTTCCTTCCATCGAACGTACTAATGGAATGGTTAATAATGATATTCGTAATTCTGAACCGTATAAACCATTAGGTTCAACAAGCAAAACAACTTCTTCGCCTAAAGATATTCAACAACGCGAAATCGACTTACTTAATAACTCTATTAATAAAGAACTAGCAACTACTAAAGCTTATTACAAAAATGCTCATGGTGGAAATATTTCACCTGGAGAAATGGCTAAGCTTCGTAATAATGAAACCGATTTTAGCATGTTAAGTGATGCTGAATTATTCATGACAACCGCTCTTGCTAAAACCGTAGGGAACATAGCAGGAGAAACATCTCCTAAAACTATAGATGAAGCCATGAGAGAACACAAAATCTTTCATTCCACCTACATGGACTACAATCCAGACTTCGAGCATACTCTTCCTAATATAATCGAAAAAGCTCAAAATCAGATACTAGAAAACCCCAAATACTATAGTATGGCTGGAGCTTATCCTACCTTTAAACTTTATTTCCGTGCCGAGAACCAAAATGAATGGTTATTATTCGATAACTTTTTCGATTATCGTATGATAAGTAGTATTCGTATCTTTAAGGATAAAGGTAGTCCTTCTACATCAGCAGTAATAGAAATGGTTAATCAAAAAAATGTACTTAATGACTTGACTGCCTTATTAGCCAAATCCTCTCATCTAACTGCTGATGGAAATAATGCATCTGCCAATAAGTTAGATTACACCTCTGATCAGGGTGGAAGTAAACCTTTGGCTAAACTTATGCTTCAAGCAGGTACGGCTGTTTCTATAAGAGTAGGTTATAATTCCGATCCTGATCTATTATCAACATTATTCAATGGATATATCACCGGAGTAGATCCTGGCGAAGCATTTACTATTGAATGTCAATCATATGGAGCAGAATTAGATACAGAATCCAATATGACCTCTATTACTGGAAGATTCTGCCATCCAGGGCAGTATTTGTGGATGATGATGACAGATCCTAAAGTTAAACACTTAGGACATCTTTTTGAAGCAAAGACTTTGCCTAATTCTGCTAAAGATTATTTAGACTGGGCAGCATTTGGCCATAACATCTATATTAATGACACTATGGAACCTGGCAAGCTTCGATACCTTCAGGCTTATAATGCCGAGAACATGTCTAAATGGGATGTATTTCAAGATATGGCCGCAGCACATCCTGGTTATATTTGTCAAGTAGTCCCATATGGAAATCGTGAAACAGTTTTCTTTGGTAAGCCAGATCACTTCTACACTTATACAGATGATCCAGGCGTAACTCGTAACTACTCATTACCTTACAAGAACGATTCTGGCACTCCCTCTTCTCTTAAAACCTTTATAAATAGTTGTATTAATGGTGCAGCTGATAGTTATGGTCCTCAACCAGCAGGATTAGACGTAATGTCTACTGCCGATTATAAAACTGCTTGGAACTCGCTTCAACTAGGTAATTTTAGTGTTAATCTAAATTACATGCAATGGAAAGCTTATGGAGATTCGATTAAAGATATTATCGACATCAATAAGCAAGCTATTTCACAAACAAAAAAGTATGATATATTTGTAGCTTTACAATACTGTCGTTTAGTAGAATACTTAACTGCTCTAGATGCAGATCCTGCAGTAGGCAATATTCAATATAGGCAAATCAGTTTAACAGGGCAGGCAGATTCAGTAGATTCTTTGTCTAGCAATGCTTTAAAATCAGCACAAGCAAGTCAAACAACGGCTCTTAAAACTTACTTGCAAAGTTTGTCTGCTTCAGAACTGACTAACACAATCCAAACTGTTATCAATAATTACTCTGAAGACCCCTCTATCAATCCTTCTAGTGCTGCACAATACGATAATAAGTTAACTAAATTACGTGCAGACGTATTAAAAATACAAACCAATCCATCGTATATGACGTCATTTGATATAAGCAAATATGACAATAAAATTCAAGCAGCATTTACCAATAGTCTAAAAAACAGAACTGTCCATCTTCAATATTTTCTAACTGGAGGCACTGAAGCAAATAGGGAGTTGGGAGCTACTTGGTCTAATATGAGTAAGAAAAGTTTTCAAGATTCCAGTTACGATTTTAATATTCTAGAAGTTAATCCAGACTTACAATCTGCCGAAGAACTAATGTTGAATTATAAAAACACAAAAGACCCCGATATTATAAGTCAAGGTATGTTCTCTGATTCTACTCATGTAACCCGAGCTTTTTTCAAAGCAGCTCAAGCAACTTATAATGAAACCGGAATAGCCAGTCCTATAGCTTGCGCTTGCTGGTATAGAATTGCATTTCTTTTATTTGGCCAACTCAGAAAGAAAACTGGTCAAAAAGGTAATCAGACAGTAACCTACATGAATGATATAAATAACTTGCAAGACTATAGTTCCACAGGTCTTTTCTTTGATTCATTAGGGATACAAGTTTTCAATACAGATGACGCGGGAGTTACTACAGACCAATTAGGAACAGTAAAATTTAATGGACCAATATTTCGCACGGATCTTAAAGCTCATATAGCTTTGCGTAATATAATCCTGGGAAAACTTACTAGCTTCTCTGCCGATCTACAAGAATTGCTTTTCACTCTAGGACAAGCTCCTAATAAAAAAACCTTTCGTAACTATAAAATTCTTACAAGTCACGAACACATTATTAATAACTCTATTAAATTAGACTATATAGGTATGTGGAATGCTGTTAAATTAAAATATAAAAGACATGATTTTATGGACGTATATATCCCCAGTCCTGTAATAGGCGTTGCAAATGCAGTTGTTACTGCGGGTTCTTATGGAATGCTCAACCTGGGTTGGGGAGACAAACCTAATAGTTATGTCATACAAGCTGGTCAAACATTAGACGACCGAATTACTCGCGAAATAACAATACCTATAGAAAATGCAAGGACTGTAGCACAAGCTCGAAACTATTCTACCTCTTTATTAGCAGAGGGTATTCGTAACATGTACTCTGGGAATCTTGTTATACGAGGAGATCCAGAACTGAAGCCTACAGACATTTGTTTCATCTATGATGACTACAATGCCATGTATGGAGCTATTGAAGTCAAATCTGTTTTAAACTTGTTTACACCCGATACAGGATACATTACAGTAATAGAACCACAAGCCTATGTTGAACCTTTAGGTATAAACTTTAGTGCTGCTGCCTTAATCTGCGAAGTCTTCAATGATATTTTAACTGCTGTAGCTGTTATAGGAGCCGCTGAAACATTCGGAGCTTCCCTCGGTCTGTTAGGAGAAAAAGCGGCACTTACTACAGCAGTAAAAGAATTAACTACAACAGACAAAGCCTTGAATACAGTTAAATCTCTTTTTAGTCAAGGCGCAAGTGTAACTGATGAAGTCTCTGGGTGGTTAGGTTCAAAAGGAACTTTGGCAGGCAAGTTCTATGCTCAGGCATATAATGATGGATTAAAATCAACCATAACTTCTTTTGCCAATAGTTATAAACTTAATGTTTCTTATGCCGATGTTGTAAACGGTGTTAATGCAATCAGGGCTACAGAAGGAACTGCTGCAGTAACCGATCTATATGGAGTTTCTACATCAGAAATATCTTCTGCACTAAAAACATTATGTCATGGACAAATCAATGCTGATGGAACTGCTGTTGCTACTGATACGATGAATAAAGCAGTTGATGCATTCGCTTCTAAGTTAACTTTAACTTCTGGAGTTGCTGCGGCTAAAACCGCTTCTGCAGTTGGTGTTTCTACACTTAAGGATTACACAGGTTTAATCAAAGGAACTTTTGCCAAAGCAAGTGGCGTAACCACTTTAAATATGATAAAAACAATGGCGGGCGCAGGCACTGTAGCTTACATTCAAATGTTT